CCGTACATATGCATACTGGAGAGCTTGGCCATAGAAGGATTCTCCATGAAGATGTTCAGAGACTGCGACTGGCACACAAACGCCCCGCGGTCCGCCGCCATATCAATCAGCACCTTCTGACTCATCTCCCATGCCGTCTTGTAGATGTCCTTGAGGCGCTGCGGAATGGGCAGGCTCTGCACACTGCCACCATCGCGGATAATTTGGTCCTTCGTGTCCTTGTTCCACATGCTGATAGCCTGCAGGTCCTTGACCAAGTGCTTGTTAATCATCACAAACTCGCCTGCGAGCGTGCGGCGCAGGTACAGGTTGGTCGTGTACGGCTCGAACGCCTCGTTATTTCCGAGAATCTGGGCCGTGCTTGCTGTCGGCATAGGGCCCACGAGCAGCGAGTTGCGCAGACCCCACAGGTGAATTTCGTGCTTCAGCTCTTCCCAGTCTGGCCGCGTTGGCGTGACGCCCCACAGGTCAAACTGGAGCTTGCCTTGCTCAGCTGGCGAGTCGCGGAACGTCTCGTACACCCCCTCTTCCTTCGCGAGCTGACACGACTCTGACAGTGCGCCGTGGTAAATAGTCTCGAAGATGTCCTTGTTCAGCTTGGCCGCCTCGAGGCTGTCGAACGGCAGCCCCAGCATCATGAAGACATCTGCCAAGCCCTGCACGCCGATAGCGATGGGTCGGTGGCGCTTGTTGCTCTTTTCGGCCTCTGGCACGGGGTAGAAGTTTCGGTCGATAACTCTGTTCAGGTTGCGAGTCACTAGACGGCTGATGTCGTGCAACGCCGTGTGGCTAAACTCCCCGTCGCTCACAAAGGCTGGCAGGCTGATGCTGGCCAGGTTGCACACGGCCACCTCCTCAGTGCTGGTGTGCTGAACAATTTCTACACAAAGGTTCGAGGACTTGATTGTGCCCAGATTCTTCTGGTTCGACTTTTCGTTGCACGAGTCCTTGTAGAGCATGTAGGGCGTGCCTGTCTCAATCTGGGAGCGCAGGACCGAGTCCCAGACCTGGCGCGCCTTGACCACCTTGCGGTAGCGCCCCTGGGCCACATACGTCCGGTACAGCTCGTTGAACGCCTCTCCGTGGACGTCAGCTAGGCCGGGGCACTCGTTGGGGCACATCAGGTGCCAGTCGCCGTCCTGCTCCACCTTTTGCATGAAGAGGTCCGGGACCCAGAGGGCTGTGAACAGGTCGCGGCAGCGCGCCTCCTCGTCACCCTGGTTGAGCCGCAGGTCGAGAAACTCCATAATATCGGCGTGCCACGGCTCGAGGTAGACTGCGATGCTGCCCTTCCGCCGGCCGCCCTGGTTCACGTAGCGGGCCGTCGCGTTGAACACGCGCAGCATAGGGATGATGCCGTCCGACTGTCCGTTTGTACCGGCGATGCGCGAGCCCTTGGCGCGGACGTTGTGGGCGTGCAGGCCGATGCCCCCTGACCACTTGGAGATGTTGGCGCACTGCTCCATTGTCTGGTAGATGCCGCCGATAGAGTCCTCCTTGATACCTAGCAGAAAGCAGCTGGACATTTGGGGTCGGTTCGAGCCGGCGTTGAAGAGGGTCGGGGTCGCGTGGATGAAATACTTCTTAGACATGAATTCGTAAGTCTTTTTGACGCGCGGAATGTCATCGCCGTGGATGCCGACCGCGACGCGCATAAACATGTACTGGGGGGTTTCGCCGTGGTTCAGGTAGCTCTTCTGCAGAGTCTTGATGCCGAAGAAACCAAACTCATAGTCGCGCTCGTGTTGAATTTCTGCGTCCAGTTCGAGCGCGACGCACTTCATGAAGTAGTCCGAGACGACACCGCGGATGTGCAGACCGACCATGGCGTCGCTAAAAGTTTTGGGACAATTTTTGTGCATGTCAGAGACGATGATACGGGTCGCGAGCGTTTCGTAGTTGGGGTTTTCGGTCACCATATCGATGGCCACGTCGGCACTCAGGTTGTCCACGTCACTGGTCTTGATGCCGTCGTACATGGATGAGAATACCTTTTGGGCCACCTTGTCAGCCTGGACACCCTCGAGGTCCGCGCAGAGCTTGTGGATACGCTTGGTCACTTTGTCGAATAGCATGGGGACCTCATCTCCGGAGCGCTTGATGACCTTCATGTTCTATAAATTGTTTGACTGTTTTTTTTAAGTGCCCAGGTAAGGGTTTGGCCGAATGTATAGATACATGGAGATTTCTTCAGATATTTACAAAGTTGATTTGACCAGGCTAAAGCGATACATAGACTGGTGCCCTGACTATGCCAACTACTTTATGGCTGGCGTTGGTCGGGAGCACTACAACCTTCTGGCTCATCTGACGTCACAGTTGCCTGACGGGTCGACAGTGGTCGACATCGGAACTCTGAACGGGAGCAGTGCGCTGGCTCTATCGTCAAACCCAAATATCAAGGTGATAAGTTATGATATTGTGAACAATTTACCAGACCCGGACAAGGCGAACAGTATTCTTCATGTGCCAAATATTGAATATCGTCTCAAGGATGGTATCCAGGACATGAAGGAGTACATCGACACGGCTCCGCTTATCTTTCTGGATGTTGACCCACACGACGGTGTCCAAGAGAAGCGTTTCTTCGAGCTTCTGATTGAGAATAATTACAAGGGCATCGTTGTGTGTGACGACATACACCTGAATGCTGATATGGACGCTCTCTGGGACTGGATTCCCAAGCCAAAAATTGATGTGACCAAGTATGGTCACTGGTCAGGGACGGGTATTGTCTTGTTCGACACGACTGTCGAAATTTTATTAGTGTGATATAATAATGGCTACACGCATCGAGCCGACTCCTCTGAGCAATTCATTCTTTTCTGATTTCAACCGCGAGTCTCTGCACTTGGCCATCATCGAGGAGGCGCGCAAGCGCACAGGCTATGTCATCGACCGTCAGAGTGACGGCGACCTCCAGGCCTATATGAAGGCTGTGTACGTGAATATGCTGCGCGACCCCTTCCAGAACGTCAAGGGTCAGCTCGATGCCATGAATAGCGCGGTGGTGACCCAGGCTATGCGTGACGTCATACCAGGCGTGCTGCAGCAGCTGATTTACCTGCGCGACGCGAGCAGCCTGCCAGCCCCCCTGCTCAACGCGCAGAGCACGAGCACCCGCGGCATGAAGTTTGGCGAGAGCAACAAGTGGGGTTTTTAAATATTTATATAAAATAATTTATGAAGTCGCTGGATGAGATACTTGTCGGGTTCCTCGTCTTTTTCCTGATTGAGCGAGGGGTGCGTCTGGGCAGCAGCATGAAGTACGGCAGGCCAGAGGATACACAGGTGCTCAAGTTTGAGTTTTGGACACTGGTGGCAGCACTAGCAACAGTGATGGTGTTTCGTAAGAGAATAGGTAGCGTTAATATCTAAGGGTTTGGACAGATAAGTATGTATGATGAATCAGTACCGTGACGAGACGTACGAGTTGTGTCGTACGAAAGGATGGGACAAGGCGCCCGTCCAGACGGTCTGGCTTTTGCTTACAGAAGAGATTGGCGAGTTGGCGAGCGCCATCAGGCAGCACCAGCGAAATTTCAAAAAGACTGGCCTAAAAAAAGACAAGGGGACTGATATCGTGACTGAGATGGGTGACGTGTTCAGTTATCTGTTCCAGTTGTCGTACATGTTGAATGTTGACCTTGACCATATGTGGAACATCCATCGAGAAAAGATGGCCACAAAAGTTTATCTTCGTACATAGTAACGATGGCACTGTCAATGCTGGTTGATGACCAGCTCAGCATGAATCGCATCAACCCGTACACGCTTACGGGGACTTTTGGTGTACCCACTGACGGCATGTACAAGACGCCACTGGATGCACGCTACACGACAGAAATTGACCCAATCCCAGCCGAGACCGGGACGGTCTTCCCGGACGACACCCCCGAACACTTTGCGCCAAGCCGCATCAACATGTCCAGCGGCATGATTGCCAACACGGTAGGCGACAGAGGTAACGCACCATTCCCAATGTTCCCAGCACGTAAATACCAGTACGTGGATGGTAGCGTCTCCTTTATCCGGCCAGGCATGGAGGGCGGCGGTGATAATGACGTGTACTATGAGGACCGGTACAAGGTGGGCAAGTGGGACAAGGATACGCTGATTATCCTGCTTGTCGCACTTGCGGCTGTTCTGTTTGTGTTTCGCAAAAATTTGAAGGCTTAGAGCCTGGCCCTATGGGCCAGTTGACCCCCGGGGGTCAAATCTTATTAATTTTTTGTCCTATAACTTGAGGGAGTTTAGACTCGAGCAGAGCGCGCTCTTTGAGCTTGCGTTCGGCAGCTCCCTTGCACTTGTGCACCTCAAGCTGTATGCATCCACAGCAGCAGCTGGAAGAGCACTCTTTGCACACAAGCATCGCGGTGTTTCGCCTGCAGTGTGGGCATTTCATTCACTCTGTATATAACAGATATATTCGTTAAGTGGTGTGTACGGCGTCAAATCTACTTCGACCTCGCACAGACCATTTCGCTTCGCAGTCTGGACCCGCTCCCAGAAAGCCTCGAGGACAGGTAGAGCGTCAGCAAACCACTGGCGACTTCGCTTCACCCTGACTACATTAAACTCTTCGGGCTTTTCGCCAGCCGGTCGGTACTGGATGAAGTCGCACTCCTCGAGGTCCAGAATTTCGAGCAGCAGCTGAATTTGCGGCATGTAGTGCTTGGGCACCTTGGACTCAATTTTGCGCGTCAGAGGGCACTTAATTTCGATGAGCATCCCGTCCTCTGTCACGCCGTCAGGTGAGCCGCCGAGCCACTTGTGGACCGGGTGCTGCACGAGACCAATTTCATGGCTCTTTTTGTTGTAGCGGGCGTCGTACAGGTCGCGCGCGATGGGCTCGAGCAGGGTGCCGTGTGCCGTCGCGGCGTTCCCGGACCACTTGAGCTTGAGCACCTTTTTCATGAGGAGTTTGTCAGGGGTTTCGTAATGATTCTCGCCGAGCGCGGTGGCGACATCACTGGCTGTCAGCATCCCTTCGCGCAGCTGGAGCCAAGCCTCTGAGCGCTGGTCATGATAGGTTCGGCCGAGGAGCTCTTTCACCTTTGGGTCCATTAGTTTTAAATCGCGGGTCTGTTTTAAGCAACATTTCAGCCGCATTTTGTTCTGCCTCTTTCTTAGTAAGAGCAAAGCCCGACCCGCAGTCCATCCCGTCCACAAAGACAGTGATGAAGAAACGGCCGTTAGTGGTTCCGATGTGGCGGTACTCTGGCGTGGGTATCTTCATAGCTTGGCACATGCGCATCAGCTGGTCCTTGTAGTTGTCGTCATCCAAGTTCAATTCAATTTTTTCAAAAGAATTCATGATAAACTGTTTGGCGTAGACCATGCCGAGGTCGAGGTAGATGGCACCCACAAACGCCTCGAACACATCCTCGAGGATGTTGTCGTTGGTGTTCCAGCCGTTGCGTATACCCTTTTCGTCCATGAGGACATACCTGTCAAGCCCCAGTTTCTTCGAAATTTCACACAGAGTCTTACCACGGACCATCTTGGTCCGCGCCTTGGTCAGAAACCCCTCTTGGTGCTTTTCGTACAAGTCAAATAAGTGCTTGGTTATAATGAAACCTAGCACGGAATCCCCCATAAATTCAAGCGTTTCATAGGACCCTGTGAGCCCCTTGTAACGTTTGAGAGCAGATTTATGCGTGAATGCGCGACGATATAGACTGACATCTTTCACCTTTGTACCCACGAGAGTAGACAGTACTTCGCGTGGGAGCAAAGGAAGCTCTTGCTCCTCTTCTGTTGACATTGTTATATTATATTACACACAAATTCTTAAGTCCCTTTTCACGCCGCCGACTTGACCACCTTGGGGCGAACCTTCTTCTCCTTGGGCGCCTCGGTGGCTGCCGCTGCTGCTACTGGCTTCTCCTTGACGGCGACCGGCTTCTTCTCCTTGGGCGGGGCGGGCGGCTTGACCTCCTTGATGTAGTGCGGGCTGACAAACTTCTGCAGGTTCAGGAAGGACACCTCCTCGCCCTCTGGGGGGTTCAGGAGTGCGCGCAGGGTGTCATCCATCAGAATCACCTTGCCATTCTTGAGGCCGCGCTCGGACACGTAGGCGTTCACAAACTTGGTCACCTGCGTACGGGAAATCTTGTCACCGTCGGCCAGGCCCAGGAACTTCTGAAGGGCTGGAGTTACGCTCTGGGGCTTGTTGAAGCCGTTATTCTTGGCGCGCTCAGCAGCCTTCTCGCCGCTGGGGTCACCGATGTACTGACGAATCTTGCGGACATCCTTGCGGAGGCCCTTCAGCTCCTTGGCCAGCAGCTCGAGGGTAACGGGGGTCTCGTTGACAGATGCCATCTCTTCTACCATATACTGGGCCCAGGGCTTTAAGTCGCTTTTCATATCAACAATGCGAGTGCAACTGCCATTGTTCCGATGAATGTTATCAGGGGCCCATTATCTCTCGGTTCGACTACTGGTCTCTCTGGTGGTTGGCTCGTCAGGATGAGCGGATAAGGCTTGACGGGCTGCGGGTCTGTGTACGTGCCGGGGTTGGTCACGATGGTGTGCATGTAGTCAGGGTCTGAATCAAAAGCCTTTACCCATTTCTTGACAGAAGGCTTGTCTGATATCGGCAAGTTGTCACCAAAACCATATGGAATTTTTGGATTACTGCTTGGTTTCAGGGACTGCTCAATTTCGGGCTGGCGTCCAGTACAGGCATTCTTGCAGCACTCGGCTTTGCAGGGGCGCGTGTGACCCTTCTCCCGGTCAATAAATGCACAAAAAGTTTTTCCAGGCTCTGAGGGGGATGGCAGGCAGGAGCAATCAGGCGAACAGTCCGTTGCGCTCATTACAAGTAATTAATATTTTTGTTGATACTAAATGGAGTACGGTACACCAGTCAAGCTCCCGGACGGTCGCTACTTTCTGAAGATGGCTAATGCGTTGCATCAGGTGAACGGTGTGAAGTTGGTTGACTCTCTGACAGGCAACAACATCTCGTTCCGCATCCCAGAGGCGGCCCAGGAGGTTATCACCAAGTGTGACGAGGAAATCATCAGCAAGGCGAAGGAGTCCAAGGTGGCGTGGTTCGGCAAGGAGCTGAGCGACGAGACCATCCAGACGGCGTTCCAGGACTCGCTGACAGAGGACATCCTGACTGTCGCACCAGCCAAGCTCAAGGGCGAGGTGGTCCTGACAGCGTTCGACCTGAAGAAGAATCAGCTCGAGCTCCAGGAGGTGAAGGAGGAGACGACGTGTGACGTGCTGTTCGAGCTGGCCGGTCTGTGGTTCCTCAAAAAGTCGTTCGGCCCCATCTGGCGCGCCGTCCAGGTCCGTGTTCGCGGTGCCCCCAAGTCACCCATCTTTTCTAAGCAGTACCTGTTCAACGACAGCCCAGAGGAGGATGAGGGCGAGGCAGACCCAGCCGACTACATCGACTAAGTAAAAAATATTTGTAGATTAATATAAATGGCAATCAACCGTCGTGCCCTTTTCGCCCTTCTGGTCGTGGCGGCTCTGGTGATTTATTTCTTCTACCCAAGCTGCCGCTCCAGCACGTCATACTTTACAGCAGGTGTCGGTGGCGCCGACCTGCCCATCAGCAAGGCGGAGGGCCTCGGCGCAGCCCCAGTGTCAGGCATGAATGGCCCAACCTTCGATGTGTCAGGCGCCGGCCTCATCCCCCGCGAGGTGACCGCGACCGAGGACTTTGGTCAGTTCAGCCCGTCCAACATCCTGAGCGGCCAGAACTACCTGGACGCGCGCTCCCAGATTGGCTACCCCGAGACCATCGGCGGTGTGCTGCGCAACGCTAACCGCCAGTTCCGCAGCGAGCCAATCAACCCCCGCGACCCAGTCAGCATCTGGAACCTGTCCACCATTCCCCCAGACAGCATGCGTCCTCGCTTCGAGATTTCTCCAGAGTACCAGTAAGTGCTGTTAAAAGAGGTTTAAAAAAATAAAAAGAATTTTTATAAATGGCTTCTGTGAATGATGACTTCAAGCAGAAGATGAATGAGTGGGTGGCCCTGAAGGCCCAACTCGCCGCCATTCGCAAAGATACCTCCGTGCTGACCAAGCGCGAAAAGGCTCTCCGCGAATCGCTAAAGAATCATATGAAACAGGCTGATATTGACACCGTAAAGGTGAAGGAAAAGCTCAAGGTGAACCTGAAGACTACCCCCGGCAAGAAGAAGACTCTACCAAAGGCTATCCTCGAGGTTATCCAGCGCGGTCTGGCTATTTACTTTGGCGGTGACCTTGCACGTGTCGAGGGCGCTGTGAATTCAATTATTGATATGATGCCAGAGGGCCCCGACAAGGAGACTATCAGTCTGACTGGGCTCAAGGCACTCAGTTAAATTGACCCGAAGGGTCAGAATCCCGCAAGTCGGGTCCTTCTACGAAGCACACTTAAACTAATGAAACTACTATAGAACAAGACAAGACACTATGGGTCTGAACGATGAGTACTCCCGCGATGCATACCTCCCCGAGGACGTTGGTGCCGACTACGAAGTTCAGGACGACGACCCCTTTGATGAATTTACTCAGGAGGACTGGGAGGACTGGTACAGCGAGGACCTCTTGGACATGTGGATGCCCATCAGGGAGTCTTATGAAGCCCAGTACTTGCGACCCCCAGTAACCTTCAACCAGTTTTGTAATTTTGTTTACAACTATTAAATGATGATTGACATAACCTCCCCCAAGGTCCTTGCCCCCGCAGCCCTGTTCGCGGCTCTCCAGGTGGTGCCCACCCGCTTCGGTATTCTGCCCCGTGCTCTGTTTGTGGCCCTGGCGCTCTTTATCCTGTACAAGTACGCACTGAAGCGCACCTTCACCCGTGCCGACCTGGCCGTGCCAGCGCTGCTGTTTATGCTGCTGACCCCAGGCCTGCTGGTGACCCTGCCGCCAGGCGGCACCGTGATGGAGGCGACCGCCGTGCACACCATCGTGTTCGCCATCGTGTTTGCTATTCTGCGTAGCGTTTTTGCACAGTACTACTAGATGAGGTACCTCGTAGTTGGCCCCGGTGCCATGGGGTACTTTATATACTTGGGAGTACTTAGTCGATTAAAACTTAATAAACTTGAGGAGGTGAGCGGGGCGAGTGCCGGTGCCCTGCTTATGTTCCTGTTTCTCGCGACCAAGGGTGACATCCAGGCCATGCTGGATTACTCTATCAAGATTCCCGTGAAACAGCTTATGAAACCAAATATTAAAAACTTTTTTACAAATTTTGGGTTGGTACCGACAGCCAAGCTTGAGACCACCATCAAAAAAACATGTAAAAAATTTTTAAAAAAAGATGATGTTACGTTCCGGGAGCTGTACGAGTACAACCCGATTAAGCTGTACGTCTCGGCCTTTTGTGTCGACCTACAGAAGACTGTCTATTTCTCGGTCGACTCGCACCCGGACATGAGCGTCTGTCAGGCTGTGACTGCATCGGTCGCTGTGCCATTCCTCATGAGTTCTGTCAAGATTGGGGAATGGAACTATATCGACGGTGGGACACAGGAACAAATTCCCGGTGCTCCATTTATCGGAAAGAATTTTGACGAAACAGTTTGTCTAAATATTGATACGTGGCACAAGCACAAAGTGAAGGACCTCAAGTCGTACGCCTACTCGATACTGTCATGCCTCAGTGGCCTCCGCCACTCATACAATTTTAAAACAATTAATGTGCCTGTTGAAAATTTTGATATATTTAATTTTTCATATGACTCTGAAGATAAGTTACGGATGTTTATGCTCGGTCACAGAACTTCACAGTAGAGCCTTGTCGGCTACTGGCTCAACTGGCTCCTCCTCCACCTCTGGCTCCGCCTCCGGCTGGGTCACTGCGTTCAGTGACTCTTCAATAAGTGCGGCGGCACGTGCGACAGGCACATCCTCCTGCTCAATCGTCTGTGCGACCGGGTCGACTGCTACTGGCTCAGGTTCTGGATCTGGAATTCGAGTACCCATTGTATAATATTATTAAAGATTTATTTTAAATAATTTTCATGGAGTACCTTGTTCGCATGGTGGCGAACCACGTATGGGATAGTTTGGGCCCTGGATACAGTGAACGTGTTTATCACAATGCATTTGAGGTTGCACTCCGTATGAATTCTGTATGCTACGAAACAGAAAGAATTATTCCAATATTTTTTCAGGGGCACAACGTTGGCAACCTGAGGGCCGACCTTGTCATCGACCAGTGTATGATTGTCGAGCTCAAGTCTATCGTACGGCTGAAGGAGGAAAACCGTAACCAGATTAAAAACTACATGAAACTGATGAAACTGGATACGGGCATACTGGTCAACTTCCCGAGTGTCAGCGGTCCGGTAGAGGTTGAGGTCTACAACACCGACCCAAAGGGTCAGACTTTTATGTCAGATACTATTAATGAGCAACAAACAGCCACTAGTGATTTCGGTGCCGGCTCAGGCACCCTGTCCGCCTCCGGCTTCAGTACCGGCCCCTTCGGGTGCTAGCAGTGGAAAGAAAATTTTAATTTTTATAATTTTTATAATTTTATTAGGAGTGGGAGCAGTGTACGCCAACCTGTACGGGTATATCGACCTCCCGCCATTTATAACAAAAATGATACCTGCACAGTATCTACCAGCAGCAGATATTGCAGAGGCTGTGACCGAAGAGGCGAAAACCGAAGAGACGTACAAGGAGGAGCCCGAGACTTATGAGGAGGAGATGGCAAGGTATGAAAAGGAGAGCTACAAGGCCCCAGAGCCAGAGGAGGAAAAATATGTGGACGAGGGAGCTCCAGAAGCGTACAGGCCATTTTAGAAAAAAGTTTACAAAAATTAATGCTACTGGCCCGAATCGTCACCCCATGGTACGAGGTCGAGGGCAGGAAATATATAAATTTAGAATTTGATGGCCAGGTGATTCGGGCCAAGGTGCCATGGCGGTACGGTCGGGTCATGTGCAATGTATCTGGCATTCGTCCCATTCAGGAACTACAGCTGAATGAGACGGTTGAAGTTATATTGGATAAAAAGTACTGGGGTGGTAACATCTACTATGTTATTATCAGTTTAAGAAGTTCACCTTTGATATAGTAGGATGCTGACAAACACTGGGTACGTTACTGAAAAAAATATAGAAATAAAAAAGAAACTCACTGTTAGAGCAGTCGAGAATGCGATGGGTATACGCCCACCATCGTTCAAGGTTTTCAGAGAGACGGCACAGGGCCTCGTCGTCCCCAGGTACTTTGGCTGTAGCGAGCTCGGCCCCCCGACCGCCGACAAGAGGTCCCGGCCTGCTCCTGCTGATATTAAGTTCACTGGGGTTCTGCGAGAGGCGACGCGACAACCAGAAGCTGTCGAACGAGGCAAAGCATCTTTCGAAACTGACGGCGGAGGCGTACTTTCCCTGCCCTGCGGATTCGGCAAAACAACATGCGCTTTGGCCCTTGCTGCCCATCTCCGCGTCCGAACTATGATTGTCGTACACAAGGAGTTTTTGGCGAACCAGTGGGCAGAAAAGATTGCCGAGTTCTGTCCGGGTGCAACCATCGGCCGCGTGCAGGGCGACAAGCTCGAGCTCGAAAACGACTTTGTTATTGCGATGATTCAGACGATGTGCATCCGCGAGCACGAGCCGGGTGCTTTTGACAGCATCGGTCTGGTGATTGTGGACGAGGCGCACCACATCGGCGCCCCTGCATTTTCGCAATTCATGTTCAAGCTCTGCCCCAAGTACACCCTCGGTCTGACTGCAACACCAGAGCGCAAGGATGGACTGACGCGCCTTTTGTACTGGTTTATGGGCGCCAACTTTTTCACGGTCGAACGAGAGAATCAGGCGCAGGTGAAGGTGGTGCCTCTCCAGTTTGACTGTCCGGAGTACAGGTCGGCGCCGCCGTGCACGCGGTTCGGCAAGGTCTCTTTGGCAGAGGTGGTCAACCAGCTGGTCGAGCTCCCGGACCGTAACCAGCTGATACTCGACACTGTAGAAAAATTAAAAAAAGAAAAAAGAAAAGTTTTAATTTTGTCAGACCGGAGGGGACACTGCGCATGGCTGAAGGAGAGCATCGAGGGGTCGGCACTGTATATAGGCGGGATGAAGGAGGAGGAGCTGACCGAGTCGGCCAAGGCCCAGGTCATCGTGGCAACGTTCACACTGGCGCACGAAGGTCTGGATATACCTGCGCTCGATACGGTTATCCTCAGTACGCCACACTCTGACGTGAAGCAGGCCGTAGGGCGTATCATGCGTGAAACAAAAGGAAAAAACAACGACCCGGTCATTTATGACATGGTGGACCATTGGTCTGTCCTGTGGGCTATGTACAGTAAGCGACTGAAGATGTACCACGACTCAGGGTTTGCAGTCGATGGCAAGCCCGCGCCCAAGAAAGAAGCCAGGCCGGACAGGTGTCTGATATAGGGCCGCAGACCCTTCGGGTCAGCAGAAAAATATTTTACAATATTATAAATGTCCCCCACCAACACTGGTTTCCTGAACACCAAGCGTCGCGTGATTTTCCGCTCAGATGCAGGCAAGTTTTTTGTTCGCACTGCCAAGGGCGTGTCGTACAACCCCAAGGCGAAGGTCCACAAGAGCCCAGGTGGTACCGAGCGCGCCACCAAGTACGTCAAGAATCTGCTGGCCATTCCCTCGCCCATCCGCCCCAAGTTTAACCGCAAGGAGCGTGCGAACGTGGGTGCCAAGCGTGCTGCCTATGCGCCCCGCCAGGGTGGCATGGTGGTGCGTATGAAGCGCAAGGGCTACCTGGAGGAGCTGTTCAGCCCCAAGCCCAAGCGTGGCCGCGGCCGCCCGAAGAAGGTGCGCAGCGCTCAGCCAGGCCCAGTCATGCGTCGCTTCCTGGCGACCAAGGCTCGCAAGGCTAAGAAGGCCAGCAAGCCCAAGAAGATGCTGTACAAGGTGAAGCTGGGCGGCCAGTACGTTGTTTAAAGACGACTCTACGAGTCGGATAAAGAGTCACTGATGCCGAGGAGGACAACGCCCATCACAAAAAACATTACAAGATAATTACATTCGGTCCGGTCGGTCTTTATCGGACTTGGCGGCATCATCATCTGGACTGGAGGGCCCAAGTCCATTTCAAAGGGGGCATATGAGAGCCCTTGCATACTATTACTTTAGAAAACTTCCTAAATACAGACCCGAAGGGTCATAATCCCTAAAGCGGCTGGTCCTTCAGATAGAAACCTCCTTCTTACCGCTGGCCTTTGGCTTGCGGCCACGCTTCGCCTTTCCTTCGGCCGGCAGAGTTACGTCACGAATCGTCTGGTCGTCGACGCTGACAATGTCGGACACGGACTCGAGCTCCTCAGCCTCACGTGGCGCGACTGGGCGAATCTGTGGAGGCGGAGGGCCCATCATACCCATCAGAGCTGAGATGTCCATACCGGGACCCTGCATATCACGACGCAGGCCCGGCTGTGGCGGCCCCTGGTTCTGCTGGTTCTGCGTCCGCTGCACTGCGTCCATCATATTCTTCACCAGTTCTGGGTTCTGGTTCACAACCTGGCTCATGCTCGGCATCGCCGCCTTGAACATGCTGTTGGTCAGGTGGAACATCATAGCTGAGCCACCAACCATCATAATGAGCTTCACCTCTGGTGCCACCTCAATCTTATTCTTGTACTTGTTGTGGAGCTCCTCGAACACGCCATCGTAATCATCGGCATTCTCCATCATATTCTCTGACCAGCCGTCAAGCTGCAGGTCGAACGGGTCGAACTTCTTGTTCAGGAACTCCAGACCGGTGACGGTTGCGATGAGCATGCGGCGCTGGAACTTGATGGAGCGCTCGACCTCGATGCCGTACATCAGGCGCTTGTACTCTGTGCGAATCTCCTCGATGTCGCTGTAGCTGGTCAGGCGGGCGTTGGTGTTCAGGCCCTTCTTTGCCAGGCGGGCAATTTTGTTCAGCAAGTCTGCCTTTTCGTCCTCGATGGTCTTGTAGCCCTCTGAGGGCATCTGTGGGCCGCTGCTCTGGTACTGCTGCTCCTCAGGCCCCTCGTCGCCCTCCTCTTGGCCGTCCCACTCCTCAGCCACGGGTGCAGACTGTGCAGTACGCTTGTCCGGATTCATAAAGGCGTCCAGGTTGGGGTCCTCCTCCTGTACGACACGTGGCCGGCTGCGCATGAAGGGCGGGGGGCGGCTTGGTTTGGCCTTGGCCTGAATGGTCTTCTCAGCAGGACGAATGGAAATTTCGTCGAGCAGGGTCTGGTCATCAGCACTAAGGTTGATGGAATGTCCAGCATCACCAGTCTCAAACGTAATCTCAGTAGCCATCTCTATGACTTTAGGAGAAAGTATTGCCAAAACTTTAACGCAAAAAAAAATTATACTTTTATTATATAATGAAGTACGGCAAAGTTCTGACTCACGCCATCATCATCGGTCTGCTGCTGGCCATTCTGTATCAGCTGGCTCGCCCAGCATCTTATTACACCCCAGTCAACATCGAGCCAAGCGATGTTGCTATCAGGGGCACCGGCCGTGAGCCCAGCCAGCTGGGTGACATCAAGCCAAGCCTGGCGTGTGTGCCAGGCCCAGAGAAGGAGTCGGCTTATTACACCATGGGCCTGACCCCAGGCGGTCTGTGTGGTGACGAGGCTTTCGTGCTGTCCCAGATGCGCGACTACAGCATCGCTGACGGCATCGGCGGCTCCCTGCTCGACCGTACCTAAAAAATAATTTATAAAAAGTTTTTATGGACGAAGCCTGGTTATACAGAATGATTATGGTATTCAACACGAGTCTGATGATGATTCACCAAATTCACATCAGTGATGCACTCCATGACCTTAGAGATGTTCTGGCAAAAAAGAAGTTAAACAAAAAGTGAAATATATTTTTAGAAATGAAGGTTATCTTCGCTCTTCCGGGGAAGGAGTATAGCCGCGAGTTTCTGATGAGTTGGACGGAGTTGATGATGCAGGCGACCGCGAAGGGTCACCAGTGCATGGTCTCCCAGAACTATTCATCAGTTGTTCATTTTGCGCGTGCCAAGTGTTTGGGTGGCGACGTGCTGGCCGGTCCGGACCAGAAGCCTTTCCAGGGCAAGGTGGACTATGACGCTGTGATGTGGATTGACTCTGACATTGTGTTCAAGCCGGACGACTTTCTGAAGATTCTGGAGAGCCCGCACGACGTGACGGCCGGCCTGTACATGATGGAGGACATGGAGAATTACGCGGTGGTGAAGGAGTGGGACGAGGAGTACTTCAAGAAGAATGGCACGTTCGAGTTTGTCAAGGCGACGACTGTGTTCGAGGACCAGTATCTGCCAGTGGCGTATGCAGGCATGGGCTGGATGCTCGTCCGCCGCGGTGTCATCGAGAAGCTAAAGTATCCTTGGTTCTATGGCCCTCTGCAGACCATCGGTCAGGCTCAGGACATGATGTCGGAAGATGTGGCGTTCTGCCGTGCTCTGGCAGCCAGCGGGACGCAGGTCTACGTGGACACGAGCATTCGTGTAGGCCACCAGAAGAAAGTAATTCTCTAGAGTAATGGAGGAGTATGTCTATATCGATTCCGCAATGAGAGACACGACTCTATGGCCGAATTCAAATACTTACTCGATGTACATATCTAATCCTCTCAAAAATATATTCAAAGTTGACCTCGTATCGGCGACAGTATTCAGCCCACCTGCTCCTCTTTTATCTAACGTAGTCTGCCTTGATATAGAAGAACTCAGAACTCAAAAGTTTAATGTAGGTGGAAAACTCGTACCGGTAACTTCAAATATTAATAGTGTATCATCTAACAATATAACTTACAATATTAATTATACAAACCATGCTTTTGGTATGATTCCAACTGATAATACCGCATCGAGTGTCTTTAAATATTTCAAAGAAAATGCTGATTACAAGATATCACACGAATATCCACACGTTATTGAAAAGCTGACGAGACTGACAGTCAATTGGCGAGACGTAACAGGAAATTTGGTAGCTTTTAATAATCTTAATAATTCTTTTATGCTTCGTATTCACCGGTCGAATGTACCGCCTAATATGGAGCGACCAAAGAGTCTGCCGGACCCAGTGCCCCTCATGGCCAAGCCACAATTGAACATGCTCGTGTATGGTGTGCTCGTAATTGGTTTGCTCACAATTATTTTAATGAAGAAACAGTAAGAGATGTGTGACAACATCGCGAACGGGCAGCCCAGGGTGCTGTCCGTACTAGGCAGCACCGGTGGTGGAGGTGGTGGTGAGTGCTGTCCTCCTGCCAATGTGATTATCGCTTCGAACGTTTTGTCGACGACCGGTAATGTCATTGCCGGGAACGTCATCAGCCAAGATGGAACGTTTACAGGTAACCTCTATGTCACTGGTTCAATTTTGGGAAATATAATTTTTACAACTGCAAATTACATATCGGCCAACGCGACAACTCTGTCATTCCAGACAGCCAACGGAGTCTCTCTGAACGTGAGCACGCTCGCCTTCACAAATCAAATTTTGCCAACAAATTTACCAGCCAGTGGTGTGACTGCCGGTCAATACGGCAACTACGCAAATGTCTCGTCCATACAGGTGGACACGTACGGCCGTGTGACCCAAGCTGCCAACGTCGCCATCCTGTCCTCACAGTGGACTAGCATAGATGGAAATGTCGCCTACCAGAACGGTGTGAGCATAGGGGCGCTCGTGAACCCACCCCAGGGTTCGAACCTCTACGTCCGCGGAACAGCCAACATCGACACTCTGAACGTAACCAGTCTTTATGCAAACTCTGCCATAATTTTTGGGGGTAAAACTCTGAACGTGTGGGGCACATCCAACCTCGCTGACCTTGTGGCCGCCACAGGGAACGTCTTGAGCTTGAGCTCGCTCACTTCGAACACTCTGGTGGCTAACATAGCATCGATGAATGTCGCCAAGGGGAACGTCTTGAGCTTGAGCTCACTGACTGCAAATATTGCGACAGGTAACGTGACGACACTATGGGCTTCAAATATTTATACTACAAATATTTCTGGATTTATTGGGTCACAGTGGGTCGGTGCGGTCGGTGACCCTATTTACTATTTGCCCCATGTCGGTATCGGGACATCATCAAACGTAACATCAAACCTGTCAGTGTACGGTAATGCCTATGTCTCGGACTCACTGACAACACCTGTCATCAACACATCCGTTATCCAAAACATCTCGAGCATAACTGCATATAGTAACAACTCGTTGAACTTGCAGTACAACGTGCTGACTCTGCCGCCATTCTCAGGGGATTCCACCTGGTCCATAACATCTATTGATAACCATGGTGTGAGTCTGACGGTCGATAATAAAGTTTGGAATTTTAATCCGAGTGGGTCAACAAAATTTCCAAATTATAATTTTCCAAATTATACCGGGGCAGTGAACCAGGTGCTCTTGGATACTACCGGGACTGGTAACCTCCAGTGGTCGAATATTGTCCAAAGTAAAATTTCAAATATTTATTCTCTGTCAGTGAGCAGTGATTCAACTCTGACGCTCCCGGGAGGTATTACTTTTTATAATAATATTTGGAATTATCCAACTACTTCACCGACCATACGGGTCGGGTCATCCAACTGGACATTTGCAAGTGATGGGGTTACATATTTTCCAAACTATAGGTTTCCGGCCGGCGACGGTATAGCGGGACAGGTGCTTCGGACAGATGGCTACGGCGTATTAACTTTTAGTCAAATTCTTAATTTGTCCAAACTTTATGTGGACACGACTACCTACACGACCAAGACGACTCTCTATACTTCTGACGGAAGTGACATCGTTCTGTCACCGCAGCAGTCTCTGACCGGGAATGCCATGGTATCGGTACCATCAAATACTTCTCTAAACAGTTTATTAATAAAAAATAATGGGGCTGGCGGAGTAACAATTCAATCAAATAATTATCAGTGGAATTTTGGAACAAACGGTAATGCTTCATTCCCAGGTGGGATAGTACTGGCAAGTTCAAACATAACAACTGGAAATATACTTAGTTTGGCATCTCAGACGGCCAACATTACGACCGGAAATGTGAATAGTCTTGTGGCAGTAACTGGTAACGTGCTGACTCTGAGTTCACTGACGGCTAACGTGGCAACCGGGAACGTGAGCAGCCTTGCCTCTGTGACCGGGAATGTTCTGAACTTGAGTTCGCTAGTGGCTAACGTGGCAACCGGGAACGTGAGCAGCCTTGCCTCTGTGACCGGGGATGTTCTGAACCTGAGCTCACTCGTGGCTAACGTTGCTACCGGGAACGTGAGCAGCCTTGCCTCTGTGACCGGGAATGTTCTGAATTTGAGTTCACTCGTGGCTAACGTGGCGACCGGTAACGTTCTGAGTCTGAGCTCTCTGACGGCTAATATTGCTACTGCAAACACAAATAGCCTTGTGGCAGTAACTGGAAACGTGCTGAACTTGAGCTCTCTGGTTGCAAACGTGGCGACCGGGAACGTAAACAGCCTCGTGGCAGTGAGCGGGAATGTGCTGAACCTGAGTTCACTCGTGGCTAACGTAGCGACCGGGAATGTACTGTCTCTGAGCTCGCTGACGGCTAACGTGGCGACTGGCAATGTGAGCAGCCTTGCGGCAGTGACCGGGAATGTCCTGTCTCTGAGCTCGCTGACGGCTAACGTAGCGACCGGGAACGTGAACAGCCTTGCCTCTGTGACCGGGAATGTTCTGAATCTGAGCTCACTGGTGGCTAACGTGGCGACTGGGAACGTGCTGAGCATGAGCTCACTGGTGGCTAATGTTGTGACCGGGAATGTGAACAGCCTTGCAGTAGTGACTGTGAATGTGCTGACGGCTAACGTGGCGACCGGGAACGTGAGCAGCCTTGCCTCTGTGACCGGGAATGTCCTGTCTCTGAGCTCTCTGGTGGCTAACGTGGCGACCGGGAACGTGAGCAGCCTTGCCTCTGT